ATCTCGCTGTTAAGGACAGCAGCCTGCCCTCTTACCGCCGCGCCTGCGCTCTCGTATTCGGTGCCGTCGCAGCCGATACGGATATCACGCATTTCGGTTCCGACGTCTCCACCGGAGCCGGCAGGAGAAGCCACCAGAGCCGCCATTTCATTCTTCAAGCTTTGTACATCAGCGGCCCATGCGTCCAGCGCGGAATATTGGCTTGACGCCATGATTGCATTGGTGTTGCGGATGGACTTTTCAACAGTCAGCAGGAATGGCTTAGTGGAAATAACGGGCCGGTCGTTTTCGCTGCCCTGATAAATCCAGATTTCGCACTCGTATTTGCCGATATTTTGAGTCACGCTGCCGGGAAGCAGAAAAGTCACCACATTGCCGCTTTCCTCATCACTGGACACTTCGCCGTTGATATAAGCCACGGCGGAAGGGTCCTCATTGTTTTCGGGCTGAATGTACAGCGCTGCCGAACAGCCATCCAGGTCAAAGACGCCGTCGGCAGCATCCTTATCTAAAATCTGCACATGCAGAAAACGGGAATTGTTGTCGTATTGCTTGACGCCAACCTCTTTGATTTTTTCGTTAATGTCAATTGTTCTTGGAATATAATCCTGCATTTTAATTCATCCCCTCACGTTGATTTCCATATACCGCTGGCTTTCATATACGGAATGGTTTTTTTCCATGTGCCGCTGACTTTGACATATGGAACCGCCTGCTTCCATTGACCGCCTGCCTTAATTTGAACATATTTATCCGCGTCGGCCGGATCAATGCCGCCATACGCCGGCATTGTCGCCGTATAAGATTTGGGGTTGGAAGCGTTGCCCAGATTTCCGGCATTTCCGCTGTAGGTCGAACCGGAACGTGTCACATAAAAATCAATCTTTGTCGAGCCTGACAACACATTCCCGGAGAGCTGTATGCTGGCGGAGTGCCTGGAAGTACCGCTCCATGAAGCCGAAGCGCTTTTCATTACAACCGAATTCCACGGCCCGCCGTTCATTCGGGTATAAATTGTCAGCTTAGTGCCTGTTCCGAGCTTTGAGACACTAGAATTAAGCCACGCGGAGAAAGTGATTGTAACTGACACGGAATCGTCCGAAGAATCCGCCCTTGTCGCGGAGTACGATGCGGAATAATTCACAGTCGGGCTGCTGACGGTAGAGCTGACCTTGCCCACAAGTGTGCCGTTTGCTGTAGCCATTGTAAAACCACCGCCTTAGTTTACTATTTTGAAGTAGATATCGCCGTCACTGCCGCCACTGGGAGCGGAGGTACCGTAGGTAATGGCAGGTAATGACGAAGCGGCAGGCAGCACCGAGGCGGCGCGGGAGATGGAAGTGATTTCGGTACCGCTGATGTGGATATCAAAAACCGCCGCCCGATTGACATTGCCCTGTGAAAGAAGCTGCGAAGAAGTCAGTCCGGGAGCGGAAGGAGTGCCGGTTGTAGGCGTACCTTTGATGACGGCGAAGACATGCGTATCGGCGACATCGCCGCCGCCTTTGGTGAATACGGCGGCAACGGTATCAATCCGGCTGTAGCCTGCGGAACCGCTGTCCACAGTCAATTCAAGCGTTTCTCCGTCGGGAATCCACAGCATGTATCCGCGGTTGCTGAAGCCCCCGCCGGAGAGCCGGACGGTGTTGTCGTCAGCTTTGGCACAAGCAAGTGATCCGATTATGCCGCTTGTTCCGCCCAAGACACAGCGATGAATAAAAGCGTCGTCCTCTGCGGAAATATGAGCCGCCGTCCCGCTCGGCGTGTAGATGGTAATGGCTTTTTGTCCCATAAGTGATACCTCCCAGTTATTTTGCTGTGTATCTCAGTGAAATGCCGTCGCTTGCAATTGTGAGCAACTTGCTTGTAACAGTGCGCACGTCGCTGAGACCGAGCGTTCGGTCGCGCAAGCCAACCTTGTCGCCAAGGGGCAGGTCAATATCGTCCGAATCAAAGCTGATTTCAATGCCATTCTGCGCTCCATGCTCTTTGAGCTGTTTCTTAGCGCCTTTGATCAGCTCTTTTTCATCCTCGGCTGACGAATAATCATAGACCAATGCCCGTTCCTCCGCGCCGGTCGGGATCCCCGGAGTACTTGAATTTGTGGTCATTGTGCCGTCCGGCAGCAGCCAGACGTGGCGCACAAGGCGGTTTTCCTGTTCGCCGCGTCCAAGGGCAATCACATGATTGTAGGCTGCTTCTCCGAGTGTCGAAGTGTAGGAAAAATCATAATCCCCGGAGAATTCAATTTCCGCGCTTCGGTCACAGACGGAAGCGGTTGACAGAATCACATGTCTGCTGTCGGGGTCCAGCGTCAACACAAGCCGTAATCCGAGCGGGTCGAGCATGTCAAGGATTCCCTCAAGCACATTCTGATAGCGGAATTTCTGTCCGCAGAGCAATGCGGCATTGCCGGAGGGCGCCGCAAACAGCCCTCCAAAGCCCGTAACAAGCGACCGCATGACCGGGTAAATGTCAGTTTCGCTCAGGTCAAGATGGCTTTGTCCGGCAGCCGGCAGTATGGCACGTCTGGAGAGCATTCCGCGCCAGGTCACTCCGCTCAGTTTGACGGTATGGTTTTTTGAAATCCGTTTTATGCCTTCGAGTCTCCCGCCATATTCGCTGTCGGGAAAGTAAAGATAATGTCCAAGCTCAAAGCCGTACCTGCCGAAATCCTCCGCGAGTATCTCAGCCTCCCAGTCGTTCCCCTGTATGTCCGGATCCAAAGAGATGATACCGTCATACCTCACGAAATCGACCACACCCAGCTCGGTGAAATTTTCATCGGCATGGATTAAGCAAGTCAGATCCATTCCGGCTCACTCCTTTGCGTCAGAAATGTAACCTCGCAGGCAAACTGTCCGGAGCAGCTTACCGTGAGCGCACCGGACGGCGCGTACTGGAAATTATCAACGCTCTTGTTGCGAAGGTTGAAAATATTGGTGCGTGTGCCGCTCTGACCGACGAGATAAATGCTCTTGTCCCGCTGATCAATGATAGCGTATTCACCTGCGGAAATGCTTGTGTTGACCGAATACTCGTTTTCTCCCACATATACGGAAGGATTTGAGCACGGGCCGCATATCTTTATCATCATTGGCGCGGAAGAAGCCGTGTTATTAATAAATCTCGCCACATTGCCCTCGGAATATTTGTAAGGATATTTTCCGGGGTATTTCTTGTCAGCGGTATCCGCTGCCGTTGTCACCGGAAGCACCGTGACAGTTTCCTCCTTCACCCACGCGGGAGAAATGAGCCTGACTGTCAGCCCGACCACGGTGTAGGCTGACCAGTCACGGTTAATGGTCTTGACGGAAGTAAAGGCAAAGCAGCGGACATATCGGTCGTTAATCCAGAGTTTCCCGGGAATTAGTGTGTTCAGATCGTATTCGAGGACATTATGCAGACGTCCAATTGCCGCGTTGTGTTCCTGCTGCGTGTCAGCGAAGACGTCAAGCACCAGCGTGCGATCCTGCACAGGCCGCCGCGCCGCGACAGCCCGACCGCCGTCACGAATGGCTCTGTCGTAGGATGAAATATTCCACTGCCAGTCAAAAAGCCCCGTTGTCTGCACGACAATGGGAGCTTCATCAAAGCGTATCGTTTCTCCCGCGGAATTCTCATAATAAATGCTGTAAGGCAGCAGATCAGACATATTCTCTCACCAGCCTTCCGAAGGGTCTGCCGTCGATCTCCATGGTGGTCTGTGAATCGGCGAGTTTTTCCACCGCGTCCAGCAGCCTGTCCAATTGATCGCCGTAGCCAGTGGCGTATGTCTCTGAAAAATGAAGTCCGCGTGAGGAAATGCCGCTCAAAGATGCGGCAGCTTCGTCTGAGATAGCGGAAGCGGTGTCGTAAAGACTGCGGGAGCCTTGTTTCAATCCCAGTTCCATACCTTCGGTAGTGAATCTGCCCACTTCCATCATCACGCGGGAAGGAGAATTGATTTTGAGTGCCGCTTTAATGCTGCGTGAAATACCGGAAGCGATGCTTTGCGCTGTGGCAAGCAGGCCGGCCTTTTTCTGATTAAGGCCGGTCGCAATGCCTCCGGCAATTCCGCGTCCCACCCCGGAAAAATCCACGCTTCCCGCAGCGGAAAGCATGGCGCGCATGATTCCGGTCATAGTGGAAACCGCAGCGCCTCTGCCGCTTTCCATACCGTTTTTCAGACCGGTCATAGCCCGGATTCCGACTCCGAACAGTCCTCCGGAATAGGACGAAGCGTTCAGCACCCCGTCGATGGCATTCACAAAGCCTGCGCCGTTATTGCGAGCTGCTGCGTAAAGGGAAGGATAAGCCGCTTCAAAGGCATTTTGCATACCGGCGCAAGCGGAGACGACAGAACTGCGCGTCTGGTCAGGAAGTCGGGCCAGCGCACTGCCGGCGATATCGACCGCACCGGAGAGACCGCCAACCACATGTCCGGTCAATTCCGCGTCCTGACGGATAATACCCAGGTAATTTGCGAAATGGGCGGCGAAATCCGCCGTCGCATTGGAAGCAGCGATTAACTGGGAAGTCAGTCCGCCGAGCAAAATGGAGCCAAGGCCGTCATATGAATGAAAACCCGCCGTCTGTTCGCTTTTGAAATGTTCCAATTGCTGCCCTGCGGTAATCAGGTTGTTATGAAAATCCGAAATATCGAGTGTAAGATAGGCACCGACCGTACCTGCGTTAATCAATTTTCCTCACCTCCGCACCTAAATTCATGAGTAGATCAATGGTATTTGCGTTATTCGAAGCAGAGCAGCCGTCCTTGTGATATCTGCCGAAGAATGGCCTTTTGCCTTCTTCCAGTCTCGAGACAATCCAGCAGCATGCCTCGTCAAAGCAGTAAGCCACAAATCCGTCCTCAATTTTCAGAATTTGGCTCGGTCTGCAAGGAAATCTCTGCGCCAGCGATATCACCGTCAATATCTGAGGGGAGGCGACGAAATCGGTCGAGGGCTTTGGCCCCCAGCTGAGTGAATTGAAAAACAGCAACAAGCTGTTCATCTGTGAGATCAATGCCGGCGGCCTCCAGCTGGTCAAGTGAAGGGCTGATCATAGCGGCCCTGGCTATTTCAAGAAGAACGCGGCCTTCCTCTTCCAGCGATCCTCCGTCGGGAGAAAGACCGCTGTAAAAAATTTTCCTTGCGGTTTTCATCAGGGGATTGGTGATAGCTCCCTTTGCGGCCAGAGTGAGCAGAGAGGGCCGGCGGAGTTCGCAGCAAAATTCATCGTCCGGATTGCCGCTCCAGCCGGGGAGTCTGACAATCTGGGATGTTTTGATGGAAGCAACAGAATCCATAAAAATCAAATCCTTTCATAATTATTTCATAATTCTCCTGATAAGATAGGATTTTTCCTATATTTCCTCGTAAGCCGAGCCTCTGTAAATGGCATAAGTACCGACGGGAATGGTTTCGGGAAGACCTGCGATGCTGTCGGCTGCGGTGAGGATAACGGTTTTTCCGTTCACAGGCGAATCGGGCAGATCGTCTGTGCTGCTTACCACAATCGGGAGAGAGGGCAGCGAGAGAACAGTCATAGGACTGCTGCCCTTAGAGGGACGGCTTTTCACCGTGTAGGAGGGAGCGAAGAACTCGCCGTCCTTGAAAGTGACCGAAGCGGGCGTTCCGCAGGCGTGAGGGAAGACAAAGGCAGTGTACGAGAGAGAATGGCCGTCGTAATCCTTTTCGGAGGAATAGACGGCAATTCTGCTTCTGGTACGGCTGACGACTTCACCGGCGGTAGGGGCGGAATATTTTGCGAATTCCTCCGCGCCATAGACAGAGCTTTCGCCGCCGTCCACCAAGGCGAAAACATCGGGAGAAAAGGTGCTGTCGGTGAAGGAGATATTGAAACCCTTTACGATATCCTCGGTGATATTCTGAGCGAGAATCTGATTTTTAATACGAAGTTCATTTTCCGCGCCGGCGGAGATCTGAGCCTCGGCGGAAGCGTCGCTGGCCGTATCAAACGAGAAGACTCTCGGCTGGGCTTCTTCGGTGATAATATCAATGCGCTCAATATTGGCGATAGCCATTTGCTGAGATGCCATAATAAATCATTCCTTTCAAGATAAAACTGTCCGGCGCTGAAAATAATAATCAATGCTTGCCTCGTGCGCCCTGAATTTGTCGTTAATGATATGAGGGCTTTCATTTCCGACGGGTCTGAGATCAGGTTCCAGAGATTTCAGCGCCGATTTCACTCTTTCGATGAGATCATCGAGCATGTCATAGCTTTGCAGAGGCGCATAGCAATGCACCGAGATGAGCGAATACCCCAGCCTTTCGGACTGTGCGTAGTGATAAGTGCCGGATCTCTGCACGACGGCATAGGGAGCAAGGCAGATTTCCTGCTTCGCACCGGGGAGCGCAACGTCAATTCCGGCGTCGGCGAGTTGGTTGATAATGACACTGTAAAGCATATCCGACCTCATTTCATATTGCATAAGCAGTCGGCAAAGCCGAGGAGAACCGAGGGAGCAAAGTGATGTACAGTCGGGGAGAGGATGGAATACTTCCGGCCGTAACCAAGCTCCAGAAAGACGGAATAAGGCATATGACCTTCCACACCGACGCAAAAGGAGTCGCATGAAAACAAACCCGTCAAAGGGGCAGCGGGGGCAAAGCTCCCGCTGCCGTCAGAATGAACCCAGCCGGCAACGCCCTCAAGCGTCCGGCGGGCGTTGCCGGTTCTGTCAGTCCAAGGCCTGTTCTGTTTGGCGTAATCCTCCCAATCCTTTGCGGCGGAGGCGCCGCGATTGGCGATGCAGGCGCGGGATTTCAGCTCAAAAGCGGTGAGACCGGCGAGAAGCTGATCGGTTTCAATTCGCAGCCGCAAAATGATACACCTCCAGTTCAAGGATTCTGCAAGGCTCCATGATGACCCTGATGTTGTCCACACGGTAAAATGTTCCGCCGACCAGCACCAGATTCCCCGGCTGAGCGGTATCATCAAAGACGATCATTCTGTTATTGTGACGGTTTTTTTCGGCGAGATCACCCGCTATTTCAATCACCTCAGCGAAATGTCTCTGATTTTTGGCGTAGAAATAGCCGTTGGTCCGCGCATAAAGCACAGGCTCCCCCGGTACGCCGAATTGACCGGTCTGCGTGGTGTAGACGTCGTAGTCGGCGAGCAGACCGTTTCTGCACAGAGTGCAGCGTAAAGAGTTAATGCTGTTCCTCAGGGGCATAACGGTTCACCTCGTCCGCTCTGGAAATATTTCTGGCAGTATCGGGACGGTAAAGTCTGGCCAGAGCGAGCCAGTAATCCCGTCCGTCGGGGAGTTCGAGACCGTCAGGAAGTTTAACTGAATCGCTCTGCGCCTTGATGAGCAATCCCTCGTAAGAAGCGGCGTTCACATTCCCGTCGTGCTTTCCGAGCAGCGTCAGAAGCTCCTGATCGGAGAAGGTGGCGCAGCCGCAGGCACATTCAGCGGAAGTATCCCTCAGATTGAATCTGAGCAGGGGGAGCAGACCGCTGTAGTCGTTTTCCTCTTCCAAAAAAAATCGCCCCTTTCAAAAGTGATGCATGACAGATCAGTTGGACTGAGCTGTGCCGATGTTGACGATTTTAAAGTGCTTCCAGCCGGGACCGTGATCCAGACCGATCTGACCGAATATCTGGTATTCTTCGGCGGCGCCGGTTTTGGAGAGAGGCTCGCGGAAGAAGTTGCCCTTGTCGGGGACGTCCTGTTCGACGGGGCGCACGCAGGAGATATCGGCGCCGAGCAGCACGCCGTCGGGCATAAATCTGCTGAGCAGCACCGAAACGGTGCCGAAGTCGGTTTCAATCTGAGTGACGTTCACGCCGCCGATATTTCTTGTAGGAGGCAGAGCGAATCCCCACTGGCTGCCGTAGATATCGGTAATGCGCTGCTTGATGTCGGAGCCGCACACGAGTACCATATTGGTGAAGTCAGCGCCGGCATTGTAAGCGGACTTGTAAGCGCTTTTGAGGAAATCCTGGGAAAGAGCGGCATTTTCGCAGTCGATGACGGTGCCGGCGGCGGCGAGCATGCCTCTGGTCTTGTTGGCCTGCGAGGAATTGGCGGCGAGCTGATAGGTTCCGTTGATGAAGGTATATTCGATATCGCGGGCGATTTTTTCGATAGCTCTGGCGGTCTGGAAGTCAAGCTCATTGGGTGCGCAGTTCTGATCGAGGGAGGAGGAAACGCCCGAGAGTCTGCCGCCGCTGGACTGCTTGGCGTAGGTCACGGAAACCTTCTCATGGAAAATCTGGGTGACATTGGTATTCTGACTGCGCACATAGGAAATAGCGGTGGGAGCGGTGAGCGAAGCGTTTTCAGAGATAGCGGGCTGCGAAGCGGCCTGATGGGAGTACTCGACGCCGGTGCTGAACTGGAAGTTGTCGGTTTTCACCACATTGCCGCGGATAAGGTTGAGAAAAGGGGTAACGGCGGGAGTAGCGGAGTAGAGCTGACCCGCGAAATTGGGAAGGTTAAAAACTGTACCTGTACCGTTGACATTTGCCATATTTATATACATCCTTTCATTGTCAGTAATAACTATCTTAAGATGATTCCGTTGGCGGCAGCCTCAGAGATAATGGCGGCAGCGAGAGTATTGTTGCCGGCGCTTCTTGCCTGAGCCAGGCGGGAGGCATAATCCGAAGCATCGGAATTGCCGCGGGGAAAGTTACCGGCCTTACCTGTGCCATTGAAGGTGCCGTGAGCGGCGAGATAGGGCTTGTTTCTGATGAGTTCCTGCAAAGCCGCGTCAACGCCGCGGACAGTGCCGTTGTCGTCGACGGAGACCTGTGATTTGTCCATCAGTGCGAAAGCCGCCTGAGTGTCAATCAACCCCAGACGGGTGCCGACCTCTTTGATTTCGGCGGTGATGAGCCTGTCGTCCGCGATTCTGAACCGTTCGTCGATGACCGACTGAACGTCGGCGGGAAGAGCGGAATTCTGTTTTTCCCTGTACTGATGGAGAATATTTTCGATCATCTGGGGACTAACGTTGTTCTGCTGAGCGAAGGAATGAATCACGGAACGCTCGGCACGCTGTCTGCGGTTTTCAAGGGCGGCGGCGAGAGAATCGGCGATTCTCTGAGCGTCGTCGTCCGAGAGGGTCTGGATGTTGGAATTCTGCGCATTTTCCATTTTAATTAAAAATCTCCCTTCCGTTTTATCACCGGCGGGAAGCCTGGTGAATGTCCGTCGGCATACGTAAATAAACGACCGTTTTGCCAAAAAAACACAGGCATTATCAACCCACAAAAAAGTAAAGAAAGGTGACGGGATATAAATGCGAATCGTTTTTTTGGCAGCCCGTCGGCAAAAAAGAAAAAGACCTCAGAGTTTAACGTCGTGCAGAGTTCTGGACAAAACAAAAAGCCTCATCCAAGGCTTTCGGTCTTCATGCGGGTGATTTCCGCCTCAGCGTCGGCAGCGACGCCCCATTTTTCGATGTAGCTTTTTCTGCTGCGAAGACCGGCGGCGACTTCCTGCCGGTCGTTGGACATTTCGGTAAAATCGTCCTCGATAATGGGGTAGAGATGTTCGATTTCGACCGAGTAATTATCGGGAATAACGGTGTCATGGTAGACAGCCGTCATTTTGAGCAGCGAACGAGCGAGCCATTTGAGAGCGGGCTCCCACGAAGCCCATTTTTCCTCGCAGCGAGCGATAAGCTCCCAATACAAAGCCCGCATACTTTTGCCGGACTGCATCAATCCCTTGAGCTGATCGAGGCTGACGTTGGGGATACTGAGCAGATCGAACATATCGTTTTTTGTGCGATTGACAGCGGCTTCAAACCTGTCGGAGTAGGCGAAGGAGGATTCAAGCTTCTGGAGCTTGGCCTGTCTGGATTGGCTGTCGCCCATCACGGCGGGGTCGGTCTGCAAATCCACCAGAGCGCCGGGGGAGATCACCATATTTTCAAGGGATTCGGTCTTGGCGTCGGTGGCGACGGTCTGAGGGAACATATTGAATTTGAGGGCGTCAGCGTCATCGGAAATGAGATGATTGTAAGCGTTCTGCAAATCAATCAACTCTTCCACATCGCTTTCGCCCATCAGATCGCCGGTAAGACCCTCGTTGACAATCACGCGGCAGGGAATGAAATCCAGTCCGGTGTCAATGTCGTCTCCGCCCTCGATGATCTGACCAAAGCCATCGTAGATTCCCTCGTTAAGAATACACCTGCCCTCCCGCATAAAATACTTCTGTTTCCAGATGCGCTGATTCTGACGTTCGGCCTCATTGTTTGTCTGATAAAAGAAAATGATTTTGCTGAGCGTGTCGCAGTCGTCGTCGACGGTGGAATAGACGAATTCAAACGACGGGCGGAATGTCACGCGAAGCTCCCTGCCGAAGCCGCCGGAGATTTTGACAGCGACCCGTCTGCCGATGAAGCAGTCGCGGGCGGCCTGGATGAGTTTGTTTTTAAAGCCGGAATTTTCCAGCACGCCGTCCAGCCATTGCTGTGCCGAGGCGGTTATGGAGGCATTGAGAGCGTCGGATTTAAGGTTAATCTCGGGCGTTCTGCCAAACATGAAACCGGCTTCGCGTTTAATCAGTTTTTTCACCAGATTGACTTTTTTCTTGGCGGGCTTGTAATCGAGTCCGGAAGCGACCTTCCAGTCCTGTCCCCTGCCGTCGTAGAAGTCGTAAAGTCGGATGGTTTTTCCGATGTCCTCCAGCACAGCCGAACCGTAAAGTCCGTCCAGCTCCGCCAGAAGAAACGTCATAGGTTTGTCATACATAAAGCATTTCCTCCGGAATGAGTAAAGAGTTAACCTCTTGCGCCGCGTCCGGACAGGGAGGGACGCGCGCCGGGGTGAGAGATCATGTCGAAATAGACGCCATATCTCATTGCGTCGCAGCAGTGGTCGTTTTCCTTGAGAGGCCTGTCCTCGCCGCAGCTTGCGGCGTATTTGGAATCCCAGACATAGCAGGGGATTTCGCCCAGGGTGTGTGAGCAGTCCGGCGAAATGATCAATCGCCGCTGAACCAGCTCGGAGGCCACAGCGGAAATGCCCTTGGCGACCGAGTTCTTGGCAGTCACGACATTGGTAAATCCGTCGTGGCGCAGCCGGGTGATGAAGGAACTTGCGGAAGGGTCGATGATGATAGGAATATCGTGTCTGCCGCCGGTAAACGTAAGCATATCGGCGGAGTACTGACCGTCGTCCTTCTGAGCGGGAGCGGCGTCACGACCGCCTCTGCCGTTGTGATAATACTCTCTGTCGATAAAATGCCGGATGGAGTCGCCGTTCCCCGCCGCAAAGAAGTGAAGGAAGACGCAAGGGTTGAACGTCCCGTAATCCACCGCGATAAATTCTCTTTCAGGAGCAAAATCAATGTCAGATTTCACGTTATCCGAATCGTTGAACATGGAATAGATCACGCCGTCAGCGACCGACCACTCGCCCAGAATGAAACGTCTTAAAAAAACGCCGGTGTACATATTTCTGTATTTTTCCAAAGTTTTAGCTGAGAGAGTTTTGTTGTCGGTCATAAGAAAATGCACATAGAGCAGTCTGCGTTCATCTGCGCGGTCGATCCAGTTGGTTTTGAACCAGTGGAAGGGACCCTCGGGGTTGCAGTTGAACCACCACTTGGCGCCTTCGACGGAGCAGCGTGCGGTTGCCTGATTGACAAAGGATTCAGGCATGAGAGCGACCTCGTCAAAGAGCGCGCCGGCAAGGGTAATGCCCTGAATGAGATCGCGGGCGGCCTCATCCTTGCCGCCGAAGAGATAGAAGTAGTTCACCCTGTCGCCGTATGAAACGGTAATCAGATTTTCGGTGCGTTTTTCGGTGAAGGAATAAGGGAGTGCCGTGAGCATGCGTTCCAGCGGAGCAATGACGTTTCTTCTCAGAGAGGTGACGGTCTTGCCGCAGATGGCAAAATTCGCGCCGTCAAATTTCTGCATAGCCCACATCACAAAAGAGAGCGACATACCGATTGTCTTGCCGGAGCGGATAGCGCCGTCAGCGATAATGCCGTCGTAATCGGCATAGGGAGAATTGTCGAGCCACCAGCTCAGAAGCATCATCTGTTTGGGCGAGAATTTTTTAAATCCAAATCCGCCCTTATGTTTTTTCAAGGGATATCACCTTCCTGAATTCTGCTTCCGCCGATGTCGTCGGCGGATTTTCTCAGCACATCAAACAAATCCGACATATACTGCGTGTCGCCGTCGTCGGAAGCGGAGAGCTTGCGTCTGATTTCCTCCGTCTGCGCCTTCAGTCTGTCAAGCTGAGCCACGGCTGTTTTCCTGTCGATATCGGTTTCGTTGTCGGAGACAATCTGTCTCAGTTCCTGAATGAATTTCAGGTCGCCGCCGACCGCTTTTTTGAATACGGCGGCGGTTACGAGCATGTAATTGTCGGCGTCGGATGGGTCGATACCGAGTGCGATAAGCTCATCGCGTGCGGATTGATCTGTGACAGGCAGAGCGAGGAGTTTTTTCATACACTGAGCAAATTTTCTCGAACGTCTGCGCGGAGCAGGTCTGACAGAATTTTCATCGGATACTATTTCGTCAGCCAGATCGATCACCTCCTAATCATGATATACAATAGAGTCGATTGTCAAACGACGACATAAATAAAAGGCAGAAGTTACCTCCTACCTGTCCACCTTCTACCTTCAACTTCCTGCCTTTTGCCTCCTTCCTTCATTTCTTACGGTATCATTTTAACATAGGGAAATCTGCAAATCAATGAAGACATCAATTGGCGGTGACAAGGGGTTGATGTGGTGGAAAAAGGGCGAGTAATCGAACAAACCAAACAATAGCCCGCAAAAGCGAAATTTTTGTGTCAAGTGATAAATTATTTTGTATGCCGTTGACATCGGGGGAATAATCTGTTAAAATTTTTACAATCTATCAGGTGGATAGAGAGAACAATGAATCGAGGTAATTGCTATGAATTACACCAGCACCAGAGACAATTCCGTAAAGACATCGGCGGCATACGCCATCGCGTCGGGAATTTCGCCCGACGGAGGACTGTATGTTCCCGAGACAATTCCCGAATTTTCATATGAAGAGCTTCTCACCGCCGCGAAGTCGGATTATCGCGAGAGAGCGGTCAGCGTTCTCGGAAAGTATCTCACCGATTTTACCGAGCAGGAGCTGCGCGAATGTGTGGACGGAGCATACACCGGCAAATTCGGCGGTGAAGAGGTTGCTCCGGTGGTGGATATTGCCGA